GGTAAAAGCAGAGGCTAAACGTAAATTTAAAGTTTATCCATCTGCTTACGCTAACGCATGGCTTGTACGAGAGTATAAGAAACGTGGCGGTACTTATCGAGTGGAGAAAAAACGTGGCAAAAAGTAGCCCAAATCCTAGAGCAAAGGGTGGTTTGACCCGTTGGTTTAAAGAAAATTGGGTTGATGTAAAAACTGGTAAGCCCTGTGGTCGTTCAAAAGGTGAAAAACGAGGCTATCCTGCCTGTAGACCTAGTAAACGTATCTCAAGTAAGACACCTAAGACAGT